CTAGGAGGTTTAGTCTGTTTCTTTGGTTTGATCTCTACGATATACTTAACCACTGTATGATTAGGCTGTTTCACCTTCACATAGAAGTCTGGAAAGTATCTGTGTATCTTACCGTCAAGCGGTGACTGATAGGGAATGGCTACTTCTTCACTGCCCCATTCAACTACATTTTCATTACGGTCGCAGTATATCATAAACCTACGCTCCCATCCAGAACGATAGATTATGTTTCTCACATTGCCCTTGTATTTATTAGGACGTTCGGGATTGAATTTCCCTTTATAATATTTTGTATTAGCCATATAAATACTTATAACAATTTAAAAAAGGATTTATAAATGGCCTACGGTTCACCAGGAGCTTCACATCTAAGATTTCCAGAAGATTTGACATGGAATGCGGATTATGCTGGCAATTATATGATGTTCACTGCCATGAAAGTATCGGGTGGTGTAGATACTCGTACTTTAAAATTTGCAGCAGCGGAAGGAACTCCTGGCGTTGTATGTCTCCCCATACCACAAGGGTTAAGTGCGGCATACCAAAACAACTGGGATCAATCAGAAGTTGCGGGTCCTGTTGCAGCCATGGCATCTGGTGGTGCTGGTATAATGAAAACTATTGCTGATGTTACAAGTAATCCTACTTTGTCAGGGATGGTAGGAGCTGCCTCCGATGCGGCCGGTTCAGCGATTTCCAGTGCTGGAGGAGCTATTTCTCGAATGGCTAGTGACATACCCGGAACTGCTGGAAAAGCTAATGCCGCAGGTGCTGGTGTTGTTAATGAAATGATGGGTATGGCTGCTACTGCTCCTGGTATTGGTGAAATAGTTTCGGCTGCTCAATTCAGTCTAGGTTTTAGAGCCCTTCAACAGACAATGACAAGTTATAGTGGCCCAGGCTTTAGAAGTTTTCAATGGTCCTTTTCTATGAAACCTTTAACTTCAGTTGAAAGTGCCGCAGCTCTAGGTATTTGTAACTACTTCAAAACAAGGTCCATGCCTGCTCAAAGTGATATGCAATTTACCAGAGTATATAATTTACCAGACTGTTTCAAAGTTCAATTTTTTACTGGTAATGAAGAAAGTCCTTGGATATCTAAAGTAGGACATTGTGTTTGTACAGATGTTTCTATTGGTTACGGTGGAGAGAAATTTACTACCTTTGCTGGAACTCATGCTCCTACTCAAATTGATCTATCTCTCTCATTTAAAGAACTAGAACTCCTTAATCGTCAAGCTGTGGCTAATGAAATGAGTGAAGGATCTACATGGCCTGGATCAACTTATCAAAAGACATCTAAGAAAATAGAAGCACCTGGAGGAAACTGGACCTAATGTATTTCCATCCTTTTCCAACAATCAAATATGATCCTACTGGTAGTGGGTATACTAATGAAATTAAAGATATTATGACCCGTGTTGCAGTAAAAAAATGGGTGCGTAATAGAGCTGCCGCATTTACAGTATATGGTGTTCCAAGTGGTGCTACACCAGATCAAGTAGCCTTCTTCTTATATAATGATACCGACTATCATTGGGTAATATTAATCTTTAACGAAATACTAGATTCTTATTATGGGTGGCCGTTAGGGACACAAGATTTAGAAAGATTTGTGACAAGCAAATACACTGATCCAACTGCTATTCATCATTATGAGATACCACAAACTTCTGGTAACACTCGCAAAAAAATAAAAGTAATGAGTACCGTGGTTGGTGCAGTAGGTATCACCAACTATGAATATGAAGCTGCATTGAATCAACAGAAAATGCAAATTAGAGTATTAAAGCCTGAGTTTCTTAATCAATTTGTACGAGAGTATAATGATTTAGTCAGAGAGAAAGAATAAATGGCTGTCGATATTATTGCAGGTCTTGACAAGATACAACAATCTGCACAAGCCAAATCTGGATTACAAGTTCCCGCCGGTGGTTATCAAGTTACTGTTGCTATTATTCATAATGGAAAACCTGGCAACGAATATCCTATAGGTAGATTCTTACAAAGAATCTATGTCTTTGAAGATATAGAAAAGTTTGGTGTCACGGGCTGGCTAGAAATGCTCGATCCATACAATCTAGTTCGTAATGGTCTGATACTCGGACAAGAACTACTTTACTTAGAGTTCTGTACTGCTGGTGCTGACAAAGCTGGTATAGAAGATGATTGGAAAGTCAGTTTCACTAAAAAGAATCCTTTGTATATTCACAAAGTACAAGACTTAAAACAACTTGCTGCTGGAGAAGGGGAATCTCAAAGTGCTCTGACTTATCGTTTACATTTCTGTTCACCAGAACTTATACAAAATGATAGAACAAGAGTATCACGAACCCTGCAAGGTACTTATTCAGACATGATTAAGAACATCTTAAAGAATGATCTGAAAACTCCTAAGAAATTTGAAAAAGATAAAAACTTTCAAGAGACAGAAGATTTAAAACACGTTATAGTTCCTAACATTCACCCCTTTGATGCTATTAGAATGATGGCATCATCTTCTCAATCTACTCCTTCTGAAAAATTATTTAAAGGTAGACTGACTGACTATTATTTTTGGGAAACATCAAGAGGGTATAGATTATTTCCTATATACAGACCCCATGAAAATAATATAGTTTTCACTACAACTGGTTCACCAGCTACTATGAGTTATGTAGGACAAATGACAACTGCAATCAATAATAGATTTGCATATTATGGAGATACTTATTCAACCATTAAAAGTGGAGCATGGGGTTCTAAACAAATACTATATGATTGCACTAATAAAATCTATGATACTTATCAATCAAACTATCACACCGCATTAGATAAGCCAGTATATGCTGAAGTATCACAAACCCCTGTATATTTTCCTGATGGTAAAGTAGAGAAAAATATACAAGAAAAAGATAAAACTATATCTGATTATCCTGATGGTAGATTAATGTTCTATACATGGAATTCAGGACGAGATACCAATATCAATAAACAAAATGGTGAAGTTACTTATCCATGGACTAGAGTACCTTCTACTATAGATATGGAAAGAACTATACAAACCACACACACAATGGCCCACCAACTAATGAACATGAGAGTACATGGTATCTCTAGGTTAGAAGCTGGTATGACAGTTGAACTACAATTACCAGACATAGGACAGGGTAGTGGTCTAACGGCTCAATCAAAACCCACTGATGCTGTATGGGAAAATAGATCAAATAATATATGGTTGATTAAAAAACTAACTCATGCAATAGATTTGAGAGAAGATACTATGAAATACTATTGCGATATGGAACTATCCAATACCATGAGGGCACAAAAGAAAGTCCTCCCTGCCTATATAGGACTTGGTAGTAGTAAGTACTAAAAAGAAAAGCCCCCAAAAGGGGGCTTCTCAGTGTGGCTCTTGGTAACAACTTTAATCGTCGTCAGCCAATTTAGCGAAATAAGATAGAGTTTCATCCTCATCATTATCGCCACCTACTTCACTACTGGCGGGGGCAGTAGTGTCTGGAGCAGTGCTCTCAGCCTTCGGTGCGGGAGTGAACTTCTCTACCGTGCCCTGGACGCCACTTCCAGTAAGAGTGCGATGCAACTTACTCTTGAGTTCATCATATGTCTTAAAGTTATCTTCTTTAAGGAAGTCAGTAAGACTATGTAACTGCTTATAAGTCGCCTCTAACTGTCCATCATCACCATCAAGCAATGATGAGGGAGCATCAAACTCAGACTTGTCATAGTTCCAAAAACCATCGACCTTTCTGACCTTGAGTTTAAAGTTAGCACCTTCCCAGAAATCAAAAGGATTCAAAGCCTTCTCATCTTCAAACTCTGGAGACATTGCCTCTGTCAGTTTGTCAAAGATTTTCTTTCCAAAACGGAATAGAAAGACTTTACCTTCGTTCTCTGGATGTTTACTATCACTCACAACTAAAATGTTGGAGTAATACTTCAGTATACGCTTCTGTTTTCGAGCCGTATCTTTATCCGACTCTAGACCACTGTTCCACAATTCAGTATTGTATTCTGAAACTGGGTCTTTCTTGTTCTGCGTAGTGAGGGAGTTTTCAATGTACCAACCACCCGGTCCTTTGAAAGCGTGACTCCAAATCCGAACCCACGGCAAATCTTCACCAGTGGGTTGCGGAAGGAATCTGATTACTGCATAACCATTACCTGACTTGTCAAGTTCTGGCTTCCAAAACCTGTCATCTCCAAATGAAGTTACAGGATTGTTTACTTTGTCCAACTCTGCCTGTAGCTTTTCAAAACTACCGGACTTCTTTTTTAAGTCTGCAAAAGACATATCGTATTTCCTCGTATTATCGTATTATCGTATATCACAAACAACTCATAATATCTATTAAGTATAACATACTCAACAGCTTTTGTCAAGGGTTTATTCAGATGAATTTGACCCAAAAGACAAACTAATTGACACGCCTGCTGTCAAATCACCTCGACCAAAATCATCATCAAAGGGTATTGTTAAATTTGGTCGAACAGAAAAACTATCTGTAACGGCCCAAGTATAACCAGCAGTCACGTCCATACCTTCATAAGCAAAGTCATCAATGTCCCAGTTAGTCGTTGCACTGCCATCAAGGCCGAACATACTATAACCAGTACCTAATGTACCATCAAAAGATGCATCATCAATATTCCAATCAATACCAGCATCTAGTTCTATTCCCCAAAGGGTCGTAGAAGTATCAAAACCTAGAGCGTGCTCATCATCGGAAGTATAGTCATAAGAAGCACTACCTGTCACTCCCCATATAGTTGAAGCATACTCAACACCAATCTGGCTAGTGTCACTTGTTGACACGGTGAGTCCACCGGCACCAACAGAAAACGCATTACCATCTTGATCTAAGCCAATCGAAACCCCATGAGAGGCTACTGTCACATCACTTACAAAATCTACATCTAATGCATATGCACTCATAGGTATCATAAGCATTAGAGCTATCAAAAACTTTTTCATTTCTTTTATCTCCTAATTAAAAAGTCTATAATTATTTATATTTAAATTCTTGTTAAATTCATCATATACACAACAATAGTGTTGTATTTAGGCACAAGGGGAGTCGGCCGACCCCCCATATACCGTTAGTCAGACTTACTAATCGTTTTTAAGGATCCAGTAAATGACGCCAACAGTGATTAGCCCTGCCAATCCTGCGCTACCTAGTGATGTCACTAGGCCTTGTATGTTCCCGATGACATCAACGGGTACAAATACTACGTTCGGTCCAAATAGAACCTGTAGTACGATTGCAAGTCCTAATAGGGATAGGGCTACACTTGATAGACCGCCAATCCAGGACTTAATTGTTGCAACTACGTTTTCTCCAGCCATTGGTAAATTACCTCCTTTGGTTGGTTTAAGTTATCTCACCTTGATTGGCGAGTCTGCCGATCAGTTCGGCATAGGTTAGATACTCCAAATTTGGAATACCTTTCCATTCTTCTATCTCTTGGTTGATCACATCTGTACCAAGAGGATATTCATTAACCTTATAATGATTAATATGTGGAAACAAATTAAATAAATCTCTATGTTGAACTATAAACTTATCAGGCGGAACTACATTACCTGTTGCGTCTACATATCCATATTTTCCTTTATATACATTATTAACTCTATCATTATGGGAGTGCATATCCATCCCTATCAAATATATGTCTGTTGGTTCCTCCACCAGACTGGCAAGTAATTGAGCTGTGGGTCCGGCATTCATTGCTGGATGTCCCTCTCTGCCCTCTATAGCAAGTTCTACCAACTGCCTATAGAGTTCAAGATGATCCTTTAAAAACTCTTCCGGGAATGATCCTGGACCCTGATTTTTAACTTTATCTCCGTTAATGTTTAACCATGTAGTATAGATGCCTGCTCCAAAAACTAACTTCATAGAACTTTCATCTACTACATTATTTTTGTCTAGTTCCCGAACTTCCTTTTCGTACTCTGCGGCTCTATCTGCATTAGTGCCATGAAATACAAATTCGGTACTGTCATTGCGAGAATTAGTGTGCAAATAGTCCGACATATCTATATTCGGATCTTCACTAATTATACTTGAATCGGTTAGTAGTTCGTATGCTTCACCTGGCATGGGTCTCCAATCCCTAAACCAGCATACATTCTCTATTGGATAACCACTCCAATAGCAGGGATGCATTATTCGCTCATCAACAGCTATTAATGCATCGGGTGTAAATTCCTTATACAGCAAATTACAACCATAAATCTTACCATAGTCTCTTAGCTTCTCCAGATCAAATCCGATTCTAGATTCACCATTACCTATAATGAAAACTTGTTTATTATTTATCATTTTCGGTTTTTGTAGGGGCGTACCACCCATCACCTTTGAGGATGAAGGCAGGGATTCCCAATTTCCTTCTAAGCTTAGGTTCGTTACATTCTGGGCAGTAGACCAATCGCTCGTCGTTGATTCCTTGTAGGACATCTATTAACTCGTTCTCACAATTTAAACATTCATAATCAAACAGCGGCATAAAACAATGACTCCCAAGAAACAGGAAACTTCTCTTTGGCTAGGTCGTGTATCTCCCAAGCAATATTTCTAGTTTCTTCTTGAGTATCACCCTTACATCTTAAACCACACACACGAGCAAACGCATACAATGAACCAGTCCAATACCACTCAGTGTAAGTGTTCTGTGGTAAAACCATTCTCGCCTGTTCTGGTGCAACACCAGCATCTAACATTCTCTGATAAGTTATTACAGCAAGGTCACAAGATTTACTTACTGCAGCACCAACTCGCTCATCACGATCTAACCATTTTATAGTTTCGTCACCAGACCCCTGTTTCTTATCTACTGGTTTACTTCTCCATGTCTCTGGCTTCCAATATTCTGGTTCATCTTCAACGTATCGACGAGACACTTCATTCCAAACTAGACCTACTTGATGTTTAACTAACTGTCGAGCAACAAAGATAGGTGCCTTGATATGAAATGATAGTGTTGCATGACCAAATGGTGTCCAATGTCCATGTTTAGCTAGATATCGTATCAACTTTTTATCACCTTCTTTAAGCTCAAAGATACCTTGACCCGGAACATGATGTCCCCAAGTAGCCTTCTTGTTAAAAGATACCCTTGCCGCATTAACTACCGACAAGTCTGTACCCATACTGTCTATAAGTGTTACGTTAATCATCTCGCCAAAGGTCTTGATCTTTAAACGCATCATACTGATACCCTTCGTGATCTTTCAATTGGTCGGGACCTATATCAGGGTCCAATGGTTTCCATTCCCTCTTATATTCATACTCATTGATAGGTGTAATACTATGGGTTATTTCACCCAATGATACTTTTGTACGAGGCGATTGTAAATGTGCCTTTTCCTGGGCTGCTTCTTTAGTGTAAGCTTCTACCACATAATCTTTTTTTATGAGTTCAATATTACTCACAACAAATTTAGTCATCAGTCAAAGTCTCCACAATATGTCTCATCACTCTATACGGATCGGCATTAGATGCAGGGCGTCTATCTTCTAGATAACCACTATAGTCATTGTCTACTGTAACAATAGGAATGCGTATACTAGCACCCCTATCGCTAACCCCATAACTAAATTTCTTAATAGATTGTGTTTCATGTTTACCTGTCAACCTCTGATCATTATCTGCTCCATACATTCCCATGGCTACTTGATGTCTTGCTTTTAACTTTTCACATATAGTTTGATGTAAGTGTAATGTACCACGATTTCTCATCTCATCATTAGAGAAATTCGTATGCATACCAGAACCATTCCAATCACCCTTCTGTGGTTTCGGTGCAAAGTTAATTGTCACACCATGTTTCTCTGCAATTCTCTGTAGAATGTAACGTGCCATCCATAAATCATCACCGGCTCTAATACCAGAACCCAACACTTGAAACTCCCACTGACCTAATGCAACTTCAGCATTTGTACCAGTAATACCAATATCAGCATTCATGCAAGCCTCTGTATGTCTGTCTACAATCTCACGCCCCACTACATTACCTTCACCAACACCACAATAGTAATCGCCTTGTGGTCGTGGCTTACCCTTTACAGGCCAACCCAACGGGCGACCATCTTTATACATGAAATATTCCTGTTCAAAGCCAAACCACCATTCACTACTCACCAAATTCACACAATCAGTTCTAGTATTTGAACCATGAGGTCCATGCTCAGCATCCAACACTTCACACATCACATAAGTGCCACCCAATCCTGGTTGTGTTCTTGTTGCATCTGCACGAATACGATCTATCGTGTGATACTCTGCAACTGGATTCAATATACAATCAGATTGATTACCTGTTGCCTGTTGTGTAGATGAGCCATCAAAAGCCCATAAATCAGCGTGATCATTCACCTTTACTTTACTTCTTAACGACTGTGTAGGTCTATAACCATCTAACCACACATACTCAAATTTTTGTGTCATCTTATGTTCCCACCTTCTTTATATATTTCCAATACTCAGTTTCTTTTGGATCCTTTTCTTGTTTATGTTCTCGATACCATTGATAATCACCATCACCGTTTTCAGCTAACCACCCTTGCATACTATCATGCATGATTACCTTCACGGCAACGTGTTCAGTAGTCCTTTCATTTCCTAGGACTATCTGTTGTCCTCGACGGAACACCATACCACTAGTACCAAATTTTTTTACTTTCTTAAGTGCGTTCATTTTTTTA